GTTGTTTTTCACTTTTTATTTTACGAGGGCCGAAAAGTGTGAAAACAGTTCGCGCGCTGGGAGACCCGCAGCACTTCAAACGATAATTTAAAAGAGCAAACGGCCCAGAACGCAAAGGGAAACCCACTTTCAGCGTACCAAAAGAAAACCACATATATGTATAGTGGACCAGAAATAGAAATCGGATTTTCTTCCATTTCATGGATTATTTTATTTTAATTACTACTGGAATCACATATCATTCCATAGGACATATCATAGTCTAAGACGAGGGGTAGGATAGTCACAGCCTCGAATAGCAATAAACCCATTGGGAAAACAAACATTGTGCGGCCACTTGTTTTTCTAGTGTCATTTATTCGGAGTCAGAGTCGTCCAAAGGATAAATCCCTTGGTCATCAATTTTTCGCTGACGAATAAGATTAAGAGTTGTCCTTGTTCCGCCAAGACCAGCATTAGTCTTGACTTGAGGATCAGATTGGACACGAGTTAACTTGGTCGGTTTAGGACGGTCACTCTCAGCATCTACTGAATCCTCTTGCGCCATATGAGTATCAACTTTCTCCTCAATATGGACTTTTACCTTCTTTCTTTGATCCTTTGAAGGTATATCTCTTTTCATTTCTAGTAGTGGTGATGTTGATGCTTTCTGCATATTAGACAAACCACGTACTATATTTTCCTGTATTTCCTCAATATCATCATTTTGAAATTGCTTTCTAACATTTCTAGAATTGAACGATGTATTGACAGCATCATGTGAGACTTTGTATGACGGAATAGAATGAGTTCGAGTTAATGGAGTTTGAATCTGAGCGACATCAGTATCGCCTATGAAACCCTTATCCATCAACACTTTCATCAATCTTTGCATTTCAGATAATTCAGTACCATTCCAATTTGCTCTACAAAGAACAAAATTCGCTGTGTTAAGAGTAACAGCAGCAACAAAGTCAGAATTGAAGACAACATAGTTACCAGTAGAGGTAAGATCTCTCCAATCCAATGCCATAAAGAAAGCATATTGCGTAAATCCTGAAGACACAATTTGATAAGTAAACTGAGACTTAGCACAAGCTATGTCAGGATAACCAGTTCGTGAGGATATTGAACTCAAAGATATGAAGCCACAAAATATATAAAACCCAGCCAATGAAGGAGTGAGTCTATAATCAGTGGTTCCACCATTATTGCTACTCATTGGGAGCATAGCAGTAGCGCCATACACATTGTCCCAGTCGCTTGGGTCCCAGAAATTCGCACGAGTCCAATTTACAGTAGACCAGCTCCAATTAACCGAGGAGACTGGATAAGGATTTTCAGATATTGTCTGTGGAAACAATAAATGAATGGTGTAATCAACATATAAACTACCAATCTGAGTAGAGGTAGCCGTTACACCTGAAGAAGCTATAAAGAAAGCACCTAAGTCATAGGTCTTAATATCAGTCTGAGTATACGGATCCCAATTATCTTCTTGTCGCAAAAACAAGTTCTTAGCAAATCGAGATCTAGCTGGTATATCTATAAAAGTCATTTCCCAGACACTTGATTGAATGGCTATTTCATAATTCATAAGTTCCCACGGAACTTGGGGAGTATCATCCCCAGAATTTGGATCCCAAGCCATATATAATGTTCCATCAGTACTAGCACTTTTCATCGGAACAAATCTAAAGCGTAGCTTCTTAAAGGAATACATATCAAAATTGCGTGTCAAATTGTATAGCCACGGAAAAGTGGCAAATATACCAGGCTGAACAGCATAACGAGCAATCGTGAATTGTCCAGAACCAGAACTAGTTGTTATGGCTCCTATATATTCACTATGGTTGACAATAGTAGGTTCGTGTTTCTTATTCATCTTAACCTTAGTGCCAACATTAAGGGGAGCAGTTTGCATTGAGATCCGTGCATTGGACGCTCCCACTCGTGTATTCCTATTATTTTTCTTCTTCTTTTGAGTCTTCGCTCTTCGCGTCGTTGTAGTCTCCTGGCGTACCACACTGCGTGCCGGATTACGCCTTTTACGCGCTCTCTGCGAAGTTGTTGTAGTCGTTGTCGTAGTCCTTCCTTTTCTTTTTCTTCCTTGAGGAATCTGTCTAAGTGAACTAGGATCCAAGTGGTCATAATTTGAGTTTGAAGCGTCTTTTTGGTCTTTACACTCCAAACCAGTATAAAACGAAAGCATTTCGAAATCAGATTTGAAACTAGCTTTACCTTCGCGCCACTCTTTAACGCTACTATATAGAGTATCATACTTGTGTAAGAGCCAAAGAATGTATCCTTTAACAAATGCTCTTGTTTTCATATCAGACCATATCACATTATAGACACCGATTGCTCGGATTAATGACATTGAAGGATCATTAGGATATTCAGTCCATTTCAATGATTCATAAACCTTGTCGGGTCGTAAATGGTAGACACAAATATGTAAAATGAAAGTGTTAAAATCAGATTGTAAAAATGAAACATCATCAATAGTCCCATATTCATCACTTTCAAAATTTATAGTTAGTCCAAGTTTCTTCATATTATTCGTGATAGATGACAAAGTGAAGAAATCTTTTGCCTTATTTGACACACAAAAAGTGTTATCATCTCCGTACAAAGCAGCTTCAACATGCTTTACGAATTTGTTATAGGTTCTATATTTAGTGGGTGCACTCAAGAACCAACAATAAGCAAAAGAAAAGAAATTAATTAGGGTATTATCAACAACAGTGTTCGCAGATCCAGAGGGATTGCCAGATGGTTTTTGTACTAACACACCATTGTTAAGGACTAACACTGACCATATAAGATTCTTGTACAAATTAAGAAATCGTAGCCAGTTAGCTTCCGTCTTGTCCGACTGCGGTAGACAAGTAAATCGAAAGCGCATAACCATCAACATAAGTTGAGGACCTAAGGAGGAATCAAAATCGGAATAGTCGCCTTCTGCGCAATTGGGATGTCGCATCAATCGCTCACGCAATCTATTCCAACCTCCTTGAAAAGGATTTATTCCAACACCGGACCAAGTACGCCCATATGCACCCGTAAATTTATCATTAAATTTACCACATAACATATTAGTTAGGACGTTCATGTCTGCTGCGGTGGGAGTGAATGCTCGAATTTTATCTAAACGAAGTTTCTCGAGTAGTCGTATTTCTTCTTTTAGAGCAGTAGAAGTCAACCAGTAAAAATTCGGATTTAATAGTTCGTTGTTGAATTGCCTAGTACAAAATTCTGGAAAGTCCAAATCAATCAATAATTCTCCTTTTGTTTTGTATTTATCATTCCACGGTGAACCTGGTGACGTTGCAGTATCGAGTCTGGCAACCGAAGACTTTGCATCTTCTAATCCAGAGTCATGTAAATCAGCAAAGAATTGTCTAAATAAGCACATTTCAGCAAATTTCCAAGCATCTTCATCATGTTGAAGTGGCTCAGCTTTCTGAAATTTAGCTACATTTTTAATGAAAGCAGTTTCATTTGGTTCCGTTAACCCCCACTCTCCACCATCCTGCCATTGGTCAGTCTCTACAAGATATGACTGGTAGCATGTATCCATAGATTTAGAATTAGAAAATCTAGTATACTTTGGGATAGTGCCAACCTCTTTAAAATAATATGGATTAATGTATTGGTAATAGATAGATTTCTTGTTACTATAATATTCAGAGGTAACTACATCTTTACCACTAATTGACTTAACATATTCTGAAATCAAGTCAATATTTGGGTTGGGTGGTATTAACTCATTAATCCATTCTAACGGGAGGTGAGGGTTTATTAAAAATTTTGAAGTGCAGCAAGCACTTCATCAGTCACTGGAATAAATGAATTTATTCCGGACGTAGAACCAGAAACATGGAAACCAACAACTTTTCCTTCAGAATCAAATAAAGGTGATCCACAATCTCCAAAATCAGTACTTATGGTATGTAGAATGCCAGTTGTTTGTCCAGTTCCAAGACGTATATAGGGTGAATTTTCACGGTATGAAACCATAGCTACAGTCATCTGATTGTCAGGCTTACGCAATGACACAGATGCTGATGATGCCAATCCCGGTATACGAGCTGCAATCAAATCATCATGTCCAATATTCTTAAAAGAATTTCGTGCAACTAAATAAGTAGTTGTCCCAGAAGAGACAATTATATCTTCATCGGCTCTAAATCCATGCGCAGTAGTGATTAAGTACTGGCCATATATAAAACCATTGTTGACAAATTTCAACTTACCATTGTCTCTGACGATGAGCTTACAAAGTCTGTTTTCGATGGGTCTAATGTTTCTAAAGGCGGGAGAGTTGGTGCGAGATTCGTTAGTTCTTTGCAATAACTCCACAGCCACACGCTTATCAATATCGTCGTAACATACGTGTCGACTACCTGACTTGTCATGTTTCTTACACTTAAAACACCTAAATCTTGAGGACTCTTGTTGACGCGTAACACGTATTCGTCCTTTGTCGGTATCGATAGAAGCAGACGAAATCGGGTCGCTAAAGAGCCTGTCGAGGTATGTAACAAAAGCACTAGAAGTAATTGGAACATCACCACTAGCCACATGAACAGCAGCGTTAGGATCGAAATTGTAAACATTGTAACTAGCTTTGTTGCCTTTGATAAGTCGAGAACCTTTACGCGTTTCCTGAATCTTCGTGTCTTTTCCACTAAATAATCCATTACAAAACAAATTGCCGCGGCTTTCGCCAAAAGGAACGGAAATCGGGTTCTCCAATCGAACAGGCTGTACGGTGACCGGCCTCCCTCGATTAGACAAATACTTTGTGACACAGAAAGTTACTATAGCAGTCCCAACAATAGAAAAAGCTAACTTCACTTCCAAAGAATGATCTTTAGTCCATTGAATAACGGGCTCAGCCCATGCTGGTCTATTCTCTTTCTTCCAAAATCTCCAAGACTGTTTAGTCTGAGTAGTGTCCACATCATCAGGAACATTGCGAATTCGATTTTTCTTATCTCGATAAGTTTTCATTCTCTTCGCCACATTCTGCTGTATTTCTTCTTTCAAAGCTCCAACTTTTTGGTTATCATCATTCGATTGTTCATCATCCTCAGTTGTTGCTTTTCCAGGAGTGACTTTATCTTCGTCAACTCTATCTTTGCCTTTATCGCTAGGAGACGCCTTCTCCTCCTTTGATAGTTTAGACTTCTCAGCCTTCTCACCATCAAGGTCCCAGGCGATGTTAACCCACTGTCTAAAAACAAGTTTGAACTGGGTATAATCTTGCATGTCACTATAACATGTAAGATAAGTATAACGATACACGTTACATACTTCATGGGAGCAATTTTTCTTAAAGCAAAGTGATTCAGCAATATATTCTTCACACTCATGTTTTTCATGGTTCTTACCATGATTCCAAACACACAAAAATTGGAAGAATTGCTTGTCAGTCATATCAAAATCATCAAGTTCCAACACTTGTTTGACATGCTCGTCTAAGTAATTTCGTAAAATTTTCTTAGCTCTTAGTGTTGACAATTTATCAGGAGTAACTAACTCACTAGCATAAACAGTATCTGTAACATTTCTGTTACGAGTTTCATTATTCAAAAAGTCACACATGCGTTTGGCAGCATCTTCAATATCTTTTGCACAATCGTCACAATCACACATCGGTGAATGACGAATGCCAAATAAATCACGACAGAAGCGCATACCATCAGATATAAGACGCATCAAATCATCAGCATGAGAAGCTGCATAAATCGCGTCTTTTGTTTCTCTAGAAATTGACCCTTTCCAGAGATAACCTATAATTGCGACTCCACCTAATGCACCAAGTATCCAGCGCATACCAGAGTCTCTCTTTTCAAATCGACCACCTTGTGGTTCAAGAATTATAGGTTGATAGGATTTCCCAAACAGTTGAGTAAATAAAGAAATCCCAGACAATAAAGCACCTAAACTAGTAGCTATCACACTACCAATTTGAGCATAAGCAATTGTCTTAGCATTACCAGTTAATGCAATGCGGGTTGCAGTCACTTCCCCCTTTATAAACAGAAGGAAGTTACACAATACAAATGTAAAGGCAAGTATGCACAAAGCACACACAACCAGTAAAAATGCACGGGATAAGTCTGAATTATTTTCCAAAATAACAGTATTATCACACGTTGTTGCTCCTATTAACAGAGCAAAGGATAAAGTATACAAGATTAAAGATGAGAGATTCGATTTTTCCATAACATTTTATATTGCATTAATGAGCGAGTAAGGTCCCTAAGCCTCTTTTATTGGTATTCAACATGCTCGCTCAAGAGGGGCTCGCAAGTGTCTTTATATATACACACTCACTTCCAAAATCAACTTACTGTCAGAGTAAGAGGATATGACGCTCAAAACTTAGCAAAAGCACAAGCAGTACTAACTCCGTTTATAGTACCAGTCTCATTAGCCGGATCAAGGGCTTGAGCGCGCTTCAACCAAACATCGGGGAGTTCTTCCCTTAGTTATTCTGTTAAGCAGATGCTTGGCACGACTCAGCTAAGCGAGGTAACTGTCATATCATTATTTCCAATCAGTTCATCGATTGCCAAACCCGAATTAACGGGAAAAATTGCAGTCACGTTTTCCTGAAGCAATTTTTAAAAGTAAACGCATTCACGCATAGGCCCATAAACATAGGTCTGATAAGGTAATACCGCCCTTGGTTGTACCAGGGTTTCGGTCCCATGCGCTATTATGGTTAACATTGGTTTCCAAGCCAACGTATCGCCACGCG